GTATTTTAACTAATCAACGATTTGATACAATACATCATTTATATGGATTTGATTTAATAGTAGAAGAAATTTTAAATGAAAATAATTTAATTTTTAAACAATCAATATCTGAATATGAAAAAGATGAGTTAGAAATCCTTAAAATTCAATGTATTGAAAAACATAAAAATTATCTTGGCGTTTGTATTATTGATAGTTTGCATGTAATTTTTCACAAAAATTATGGATTTGGAAAGAATACACCAGAACAATTTAATGAATTTACGCAAAGATATAAAAATTTTGAATTTGATTATTTATTAGATGATAAATATAGATATATAAATATTTTAAAAGGAGTTAATTAGTATGGCAGTAAAAAAAAATATAACTAAGATAAAACGCAAAGAAATTACATGTACTAAATGTGGTTTGATTAAATCAGTTAATATAGGAAACTTTTTTAAAACTGATAACCCTCTATATAATGAATTTTTCCCAACGTGCAAAAATTGTATTTATGAGTTATTTAATGGACATATACAAGGTGGGTCAGATATAAGAAATGCCATTATAAAAATATGCGAATTATTGGATAGACCTTTTATTGATGAAGTATTTTATAGTACGTATGAAAAAGAAAAAGATAATAATAAAATTTTAGGTTTATATTTTAAAAATTCAGCAATGCAACAATGGAAGAAACAGGGGATAATAAGATTTAATGATAGTATATTTTCAAGAATCTCATCTCAAGCAACACAAGAAGTTTTTGAAGATAATGTAAGAATATATAGTGAAGAATGGAATGGAAGATATACTCAGACAGATATTAACTATTTAAATAAATATTTAACAGGATTGCATAATGATTTTAAAATTAATACCACAAGTTATAAAGATTATGCAAAAAAAATATGTTGTGCTAGTCTGGCTGTTAATAAAGCATATCAAGAAATGTTAGATGGTGTAAATGGAGCAGATAAAAAATATAAAGATCTACAAGCAACTTTTGATACTTTATCTAAATCAGCACAATTTAGTGAAAATTCAAGGTCTAGTATAAGTGCAGGAATAAATAGTATATGTCAGGTTGTAGATAAAATTGAAAATAAAACTTGGATATATGCAATGGATGAATATGAGAAAGATGATATTGAACACTTATTAGATCAATTTAATAATATTCATAAATCGTTGTAGGTGATAAAATGGCAGTATTTAAAAATTTTAGTCATAAAAGTAGACATATAAAAGATGGAGATTATGATAATTTAGATAGTAGTTTTAGTTATGATCCAATTAATAATGAAGATGATAATCTTAATGATGAAGAATGGAAGAAATTTATAGCATATTATAGAATCTATTTGGATAAATTCGCTATAGAAATTTTGGGTCTGAAACTTCACCTTTTCCAACGATTGATACTTAGGGCAATGGCAAGATATCAGTATGTGATGCTTATATGTTGCAGAGGTCTAGGAAAATCTTGGATAAGTGCAGTATTCTTCATTTGTTCAGCTATTCTTTATAAAGGTTTAAAATGCGGAATTGCATCTGGACAAGGACAACAAGCAAGGAACGTAATTATTCAAAAAATTAAAGGTGAACTTGCTAATAATCCAAATATAGCAAGAGAAATAATATTTCCAATAACTACTGGTACTAGTGATTGTGTGGTAAATTTTAGAAATGGAAGTGAAATAAGAGCAATTGTACTTGGTAGAAATCAAGGTGACGGAGCTAGAAGTTGGCGTTTTCACTATTTATTAATTGATGAGGCGAGACTTGTTCCTGATTCAATCATTTCAACTATTTTAATTCCAATGACAAAAACAAAAAGACCAATTGCTATTGACCATATGCAATCAGAAAAAGGAAAAGTTATTTTTATATCTTCTGCTTTTTTAAAAACAAGTGATTTATATAAAAGATTTTCATATTTTTTTGATAAAATGAAAGAAGGAAATAAAAATTATTTTGTATGTGCGTTAGATTATAAAGTTGGAATTGAAGCCATGATATTTGATGCCGAAGATATTGAAGAAGAAAGAAATAAACCTGATACTACTGAAGAAATATTTCTTTATGAATATTGTGGTCAATTTGTAGGTTCTAGTGGTGAAAGTTATTATCCATATGATGTTACAAATCCTTGTAGAATATTAGATAAATGTGAATTAGCACAACCTAAAAAAAGTAAATCTATTTATATCATAGTACACGACGTTGCAATTTCTAATGCTAAAAATTCAGATAATGCATGTACACATGTTATAAAATTAAAAGAAAAAAGCAATGGTACTTATTATAAAGATGTTGTTTTTACTAAAACTCATAACGGTATGACACTTCCTGAACAAAAAGAATTCATAAGAGAATTATATCATTTGAAATTTCCTAATGCTATAAAAATAATTATTGATATGAGAGGGAATGGTGAACCTCTCCCTTCTCTTTTCTATGAATCATGGGAATATAAAGATGAAAAAACAAAAGAAATTTTAGAATTTCCTCCTCTAGTATTAGACAATGATGAAAAAGGTATTAGTATAAGAAATGCAGTACCAATAATCAGAGGTATTGCTGCTACACAGGGTAGTAATAATACAATGCATACATATTTAAAAGCAAGTTTTGAAAATGGTAGTTTAAGATTATTAAAACATTCAACAGAAATGGATGAAGCACATAAAACAGATCAAATAACTATGGAAGAATTCTTAATGCATATTCAAACAGATTTGTTGATTCAAGAATTATCTAATATCAAACAAATAACTAGTAATGCTGGGAATATAATTTATGATCGTATTGTAAAAACAGCAAAAAGAGATAGAGCGACTAGTTTAGCATATGGTCTTTCTGTTGTAAATGAAATGGAAGAGGAAAATAGAAAAAATGTTAAAGATTCAGACTATGATTTTGTATTTTCATTTTCATAATAAAAATTATATAAAATATATCATATTATAAATATATTTTTTATTTATATTATTGTCATATTAACAAACTAATAAAGAAAGGAGGATTTAATTGTCTAGAAAAAATAAAAAACAAAATAAAAATCCTCAATTTCAATCTAATAGAAATCAACAAACAGAATTAAATAATCAATCTACTATCCCACTATCTAATTCTAATGAAATAGAATTGAATTCATTGTCTTATAATTCTTTTTCATTAGGAAGATTAGATACAGATTATATATCTATGAGTGATTTAAAACAATATATAAAATATCCTATGATATATAATGAAATTCTAAGAACTATATCTGAACAAGCATATAATGCACAAGGAATATATTCTCAAATTATAGATTATTGTATTGCAATACCTACTCTATCTCATATAACAACAATGAGAAATAATACATCAGAATTTAAAGAGAAAAAGAAAAAGTTTAATTTATTATTAAAATTATTAAATCATGATAGATCAACAAGAGATATATTAAGAAATTTATTTATTGATGGAACATATATAGGGATACTTCGTAATTCTACTGCAAACAATAAAAAACTTGATACTAGTGCAGTAATAGTAGATTCCATTGATAGAATTGAAGGATTATCATTAGATGATAATTTTATGATACAACCTTTAGATTTAGATTATTCTAAAATAATTGGATTTCAAAATAATGTTAGTATTGCTGCTTTTGACATGATGTATTTTGATCAATTTAAATATGGTGGATTAATAAATGAAATTAAGAATTTCCCTAAAGAATTTATCAAAGCATATATGGAGTATAAGAAAAATCCAAGTAAAAGATGGTTTATCCTTGATTATAGAAAAACAATTGTATTAAAATCTAAAGCAAAAGAGAGTGAGCCATATGGTAGGCCGTTAGGATTATCTGCTTTTACAGATATGAAATTAAGTAGTGATTATGATGATAGTCAATATCAGTTAATAAGTGAATTAGCAAGTAGTATATATTTCCTTATTCTACCAGAAGGTGAAAAAAAGGGATCTTGTAGTTTAAATAAAACACAACAAGATAATGTTATAGATGCTTTTAAAAATGCTGTAAAAATAAATACAAGTGGCAATACTAATAAAATATCAACCTTATCTCTTGCTCCAGGTACTACAATTGATAGATTAAGCAAAGATTCTTCATTAATCAAAGATACTCTGAGTGATGAAAATATGAAAAAGATAAGTACAAGTTTAGGATTTGCTAGTAGTGCATTAAATGCAGAATCAAGTGGTGGAAGTTCATATGCAAATTTAGCAGTGAATTTAGATTTAGTATCTTCTCAAGTATTTCAATTAGTTAATGAAATAGCTAGAGAGTATACTAGGGTTATTAATGAATTATTAAATATTAAACCTAAAGATTACATAGATATTAAATATTTACCCATTTCTTGGTTAAATAAAGATGATATGTTTGAGAAGGCTCAATCTTTATATACTCAAGGAAGGGGAAGTTTAAAATTTTGGATAGCTACTTTAGGAGTAGATGTTGATGATTATTTAAGTTTAATGGATGAAGAATTAGATGAAGATTTTGAGAATAAATATCCTGTACATGCTACATCATTTAATTCAAATGGTAGAGATATAAATGATGAAGGTGGAAGACCATTAATGAAAACAAAAGATTTAAAACCAGGAGGTCAAATTCAACGTAATTTAGGTAGTAACAAACAGAAAAAACAAAGTACAGATTGATATTATAATATTTAGACATTTTTATAAAAGATAGATAAGGAGTAATTAACCTTATTAACAAGGAGAGCACCTTTCACTCTCCTTCTTTTATTGTTTAATTTTAAATTATGAAAGGAAGAAAAGATTTATTTGATAGTTAATTCATTGGAAAGGAATGATAAATAATGAGTAAAAAGAAAACGCATGAAGAATTTTGTAAGGAGTTAAAAAATATAAATCCTAATATCGAAGTTATTGGTAAGTATAAAACTGCTAAAGATTATATTGATGTAAAATGTAAAAAATGTGGAGGAGAGTGGAATCCTAAAGCTAATAATTTATTAAATGGTAATGGTTGCCCTTACTGTTGCCCAACTCCAAGAAAAATATTAATTGGATTTAATGATATATGGACAACAAATCCAGATGTTGCAAAATTATTAGCTAATCCAGAAGATGGGTATAAATATACACAATATAGTGGAGTAAAAGTTGATTGGAAATGTCCTGATTGTGGCTATATTGTAAAAAATAAAAAAATTGGGCATGTTTCATATTATCATTTTTCATGCCCTAGATGTGGAGATGGTATTAGTTATCCTGAAAAATTTATAATATCTTTATTAAATCAAATTAATATTGAATATGAAAAAGAAAAGGAATTTGAATGGTGTAAAAATAGAAGATATGATTTTTATTTATCATATTATAATATAATTATTGAAGCACACGGTTTACAACATTATAAATCTGAATTTGAATATATAAATAATAAAAAAATAAGAACTTTACTAGAAGAACAAAATAACGATAAATATAAACAACAATCGGCACAAGAAAATGGAATTAATAACTATATAATTATAGATTGTAGAAAATCAGAATTAGAATGGATTAAAAATAATATTCTTAATAGTAAATTAGTTGAATTATTTGATTTAAGCAATATAGATTGGTTAAAATGTCATGAATTTGCATGTAATAGTTTTGTAAAAATCGCATGTGAATATTGGAACAATGGAATTAATAATACTAAGGAAATTGGATTATTAATGAAATTACATTATGGCACAGTTAGAGATTATCTTAAAAAAGGATGTAAATTGAATTGGTGTAATTATAATGCTAAAGAAGAAATGATAAAAAAAGGTATTAAAACAGGAAAGAAAAATTCTAAAAAAGTAAAATGTGTAGAAACAGGTATTATTTTTAATTCTATTGCTGAAGCGGTAAAAGAAATAATTAATGCTAAAGTATCACAAATATCTCAATGTTGTAAAAAACAAAGAAATGTATCTGGAAAATTAGAAGATGGGACTTTATTACATTGGGAATATGTAAATAATAATATAATTGTGTAAAGGTGGTGAAAAAAACGAATAATTCAATTATAGAAATATCAAAAAAAACATCAAAAGCTGGCAGGACTCCTTGTAAATTTGTATTGCATGAAATATATGATTCTGATAAAAAATACAATTCCAATGGTATAAGTTGGAAAAAAGAATATGTCGAAGAGAATATAGATAGTGTAAAAACTATGCCTATAGTAGCACAATTTCTTGATGATGATAATACAATTCCTTTTGGAGCACATGGAGAATTAAATGCAAAAGATGGTAAAATAACATTTCAAGATAGTTTAGTTGTAGGAGCATTTGAAGATGCATTTATTGATGAAAATATAGAAGTAAATGGTAAGACTATAACTGGTCTTGTTGCAAAGGGATATATATTTGATCAGCGTTTTCCTGAACTTGTAACATATTTACAAGAACAATATGATAATGGGGAATCAGTTGAAAGTTCCGTAGAAATTTGTGCAGATAAATCACAAGGTAATACAAAAATAATTTATGATGGCGGGTGGAAAGAAAAAGGTCGTATTCCTCAAACATATCAATATTCTGGACATGCAATAGTTATAGGAGTTGAACCATCTGATAAATCAGCTTTAATGTTAGAATTAAATTCTAAATTAAATAAAATAACAAGAAAGGAGGAAAATATTTTGGGTGAAGAAAATAATAACAATAACATTACTACCCCTATTCCCATTCCTATTCCTAACACTAACAATATCATAATTGAGTTAAATGAAATGAATTATGACGACATTGTAACTATAATTGAAAATGCTTTTAATAAAAAATTCAATATGTTAAATGTAAGCAATGATGATTATAGATATTTCTATATTCACAAATTTTACCCCACTAATTCTACATTTGTAATGAAAAGTTATTATAGTAGAGGAGAATATTACAAAAGTTCATATACTATTGAAAATTCTAAAGTTACTATTGCAGACATTATTAAAGTAGAAGAATCATGGGAACCAGTAGATGGTAGTCAATCAGTAGAAGTAAATAAATCATTAATTAATTTATTAAATAACATTACAAAGGAGGAAAATAACAAAATGGATGAAAAAATTGTATTAGAATTAAACCAAAAAATCGAAGATAAAATTAATGAAATTAATTCATTAACTAAATCTTTAGAAACAAAGGAATTAGATATCAACACTTTAACTAAATCTTTAGAAGAAAAAGCAACAGAAATTAATAGTTTGACTGAAAAGGTAAAAGAATCAGATGATAAAGTTGCAGAATTAAATACTACTATTGTAGAGGTTAATAAACTACTTGAATCTGAAAAAACTGAAAAAGAATCTCTTATTGTAGAAGTTAATTCTTTTAGAGAAGAAAAAGTTAAAGCAGAAACAGAAGCAAAAATTGCAGAAGTTAATTCTTATTTTGAAACAGAAATTACTAAGAATGGTTTTGAAGAATCTGAAGTTAATTCACTTAAATCATTTGTAGATGCTGTTGATTTAGAAGGTTTAAAAAGAGCAGAAGCAGAATTATGTGCTAAAAAATTTAAAGAATTAGTTGCTAAAGATGCATCTGTAGAAGTTAATACTAAGAATGATATGTTTATTGCAATTAAAGACAAAGAAATGAAGAAAGTTTCTGGAAGTATTCCTTCTTTCTTTAATTAATTTTGAAGAAAGTAAATATATAACTATATAAATCTAAAAAATATAAAAATAATAGGAGGTTATTTATTATGAGTTTATTCAAGTTTCATGATTCAAATTTTCTTAATATTCCTAACAAACCTAATGTATTAGCAATTGCCAATACATATAATGGTTATCAATTTAATGTTGTATCTGATACCCAAGTAGTCGTTCCGGATTTAGCGACTGCAAAATTAGGTGATATTTATGTAATGTTTAATATCATTGATAAGCCTAAAATTGAGAATACAGATGATTACAAAGTAGTTGCTGGTGAGTATATTCGTGCGTTTAGACTTAAAGATTTAGTAGGACTTCAATTAGATATGTCTGCTGATTTAGTTACAGATGCTTTTGCTGATGTTGCTGTAGGTAATTTTATTATTGGCAGAAGTGTAGCAGATACTACTAATACTCAAAAATGGACTAAAACTGCTGATGCATCTGCATATGAAATTTATTTGAAAGTAATCAAAAAGACTACTTTTGGTGCTTTTACCATCGATGCTAATGGAGGAACTGTCCCTGGTGGTTATGTTGTGGAAGTAATGGCAAACGATAATATCTAATTTTAAAAAGTAGTAAACAATAATTAAATAATTATATTATAAAACTAAAATAGGAGGAATTCAATATGAGTTTAGGAATTGATTTTAAGAATTTAAGTGAGAATGCAGAACAGATTGAAATTAATAAGATTGTAAAAAATAAATTGTCAAACGTAATGACAAATAAGCGTCCTAGTGAAGATGTGGAGATTTTTACTAATATTGTTTATGGTAAAGATGTATCTAAATATGGTAAAAAAGTTGATACAGTGATGGATAAGATTAAAACTCTAGCAGGAATGGCTGAAGATGGAAATACTCAAGCTAAAGCAGAGTTAAATGCTATTAGAACTGTTACTATCCAACAACCTTTAGAGAAGAGGTTGTCTATTAATGATGCTATGGGCCAAACTACACGAATCGGCTATAATGAGGAAATGAAGTATGAAGTGTACCAGTTACAAGGTGAAAAATCAAGAGTACAAGCAAGTTCTGGCTCGTTTGTATTCCCTACTGTAAAGAAAAGAACTGGTACTATGAGTACAAAAACAGCTACTGGAGGCGTTTCTGTGGATTATAGAGAATTGGCTTCTGGTGCAGTTGATGGCCTAAATAGGGCAAATGAACAAGTGCTCACAGATATGACCAATCAAATGGTACTTTCTCATATCAATGCTTTAAGAGCAGGTATCACTGCTGCTACTACTTTGAAAAACTATGCTGAGGGAATTACTAAGACTAATATTGAAGATGTAAGAAGAAAAGCAAGACGTTTTGGTAATTCTGTTACTATTTTAGGTGATTATAGTGCAGTTAGTAAATTAGGTGAATATGCTAATTTTGGTGTTGTAGCTGCTGGTACAGAATTTAGATTCCCTGAGTATGTAATGGAAGAAGTAATGAAAACTGGTCTTATTAAACAGTATAAAGGTAGTATTGTTGTAGAATTGCCTAATAGTTATAATATGATTGATCTTAATACTGCTGGTGATTTCTATGCTCCGCAATTACCTACTACTGATTTGTGGTTTTTGCCACAAGGTCAAATTTCACCACTTCAAATTTGTCTACGTGGTGGTTTGACTTCGATGGAAGGGACAGATCTAAACACAAGAAGTCACGTAATTCGTTATGATTGGGAATTTGGTAATTATGTTGTGCCTGAATATATTCCATTTATTGGATATATTTATTCATCTGATCTAGCAGAATAAATTTTAAATAAACCCTTGACAGATTGTAAATATAATAGTATAATACGAATAGGGATAGATATGAATTAGCTATTCATATTAAAAAGAGTAATTCCGATACTCCTTCCCTATTTTTATTATTATATAATAATCGGAAAATTAAAATTACTACGGAGGTAATAAATGAGCAGAGGAAACAAACTTACATATGATATTATAAAAGAATACATAAATAATAATATTACTGGAAATGGTTGTAGTATTATAACAACTAAAGATGATTTTGAATTAGAAAAAGATAGACTATCAAAAGCATGTACTTTAATAAAAATAGAAATAAAATGTTCATGTGGAGATATTTTTATTACTAATTTTAATAATTTTAAATCATATAATAAAAAGCAATGTAATAAATGTGGTAAAATGCTCATGATAGATAGTAAAAAATTAAATTATAATGATGTTAAATATTTCATAGAAAATGAAAGCAATAGTGGATGTAAATTAATAAGTGAATCATATATTAAAGCAACTGAAAAATTAAATATACAATGTAAATGTGGGATAATATATAGTGCTTCATACGCAAAATTTAAATATGGGAATCAGAGAGAATGTCCTAAATGTAGTCATATTAGAAGAATTGCTGAAAGATCTAGTACATTTGATGAAGTAAAATATTATATTGAAACAGAAAGTAATAGTGATTGTAAATTATTAAGTAAAAAATATCTTGGTATTATAAAAAATTTAGAAATTAAATGTAAATGTGGTGAAATATTTTATACAAGCTTTAATAATTTTTTAAACAGAGACAAACATCAATGTGATAAATGCTCTGAAATAAAAAGAAAATTAAATTGCATACAGAAATGGGGATTTGACAACCCCATGAAAAACAAAGAAGTATCTGCAAAAGTAAGAGATACTTTATTTAAAAACAATAATGCACCACGTTCTAATCAACAAATTTATATTCATCAGTTAATTGGTGGAGAAATAAATTACCCATATTATAATGCTTCTCTAGATATTGCATTTCCAGAAGAAAAACTTTATATTGAATACGATGGTGGAGGTCATTGTCTTACAATAAAATTAGGACAAATAACACAAAATGAATTTGATAAAAAACAAAGAAATAGATGGTATTCATTATATCGTTCTGGATGGAAGAGTGTAAATATCATCTCACGCAATGACAACCTCCCATCAGACCAAATAATTCTAGAAATGCTATCTTATGCACGTACATATTTAATTAATCATCATTACATAAAGTTTGATATAGACAACAACAAAATAATAAATTCTCAAGGTGAATTTGATTTTGATTATGGTGAACTAAGAAAAATTAAATTAACAGACTTAAAAGAAGCAATCTAATATGCTTCTTTTTTATTTGCACAGTTTTAAATCAAAACAAATCAACAAATCAAAAACAAAAAGGTTAAATGGAGGGTAAAATTTATGGCAATTGACATGAATAGTAGATCAAGGGTTAAAAATCTATGTGATTGGCCTGTTTCGTGGGAGAGATACAGTATGGATGGAGATGAATTCATCAAAGCAAATCAAACTGTATATATCCCTAATAT